AAAGTTTTATATCCCAGTCTCAGAGATCAACAGGTTGCTCAAAGGATAAGATAATAATCTATTGTACCGAACAAGATATACGCTTGATCATAAACAATAGTTTTTATAAGAAGAAAGTTACAAGAGAGCAACTACTAGAGTTGTCTCTCTTGTTTTTAAATAAAGCTATGAACCGTTAAATGCTGCATCAAGTTTTGCTGCATCTTCTGTATTACGATTTTTATCATCAAGCCAATGACCATAAACATTTCTAGTTATCTCAATAGATCCATGACCCATAAATGTTGCTACTTTATGTAAGTCATCACCATAAGCCTGTAATAATATAGAAGCATAAAAATGTCTAAGATCATGCCATCTAATATGTGAAACCTCAGCTTGCTTACAAGCTTTCTCTAATTGCTTTCTTAAAAATCTATCGTGAATATAATTACCCCTACTGTTTCCAAACACTAGTGCTTCTTTATCTAGTTTACCTAAAGACATTCTTAACTCTTTTAACTCTTTAGATATACTTGGTACAAGCGGTATAATTCTTTGACCATTCTTAGTTTTAGTTCTTCCTACTGTACCGTATCTTTGTACACCTCTTGAAATAATAATAATGTTATCTTGAAAGTTTATATCCTTCCAACGTAACTCTCTTTGTTCGCCCTGACGTAAACCAGTATAAGCTGCAAACTTTATTGCTAACCTATATTTTGGATTAGAGTTTTGTATAATCCTTTCAATATTTTCCTTAGATATTCTTGCTGCTTTATTATCAATAACACCATGCTTGTTTTTAGGAAACAATGTAGATCCTATTGCACTATCGTGTGTCCACTTTCTCTCAAAGAAAAAAGTAAATATATTTTTAAAAGAATAGTACAAAGTTTTTTTAGTTTTGTAAGCTAGATCCATTACTAATATCTGTTTAATAATTTCTTCTGATATAGAAGCAGGACTTCTAGGATGCTTTACTAATTCACTTAGATCCCATTTAGATAATTGTTTACCTTGTACAATAACCTTAGAAAACTTATTAGCAATACTTGTCTTATGTATATACTCTTGTTTTAGAAACTCACCATTATCATATCTGGCTTTCTGATACGACAACCATTGGGCTATTGCTTTATCACCTTTTATTGTAACTGGTATGTATTGCTCTTTTAAATACTCTTGCCATCTAGATGCTGCATGAGCTTTAGCTTCTAATTCACATTTAAAAAATTTACGACCACCGCCTATGGCACGTTCACAAACGTACCATGTATTTCTATCAGTTCTTTTTGTAATTTGTAACATCAGATCTCCTATTAATTTATAATAAGAGTATATATTATTGACATAATAAGTCAAGATTTGGCACCAGTACCAGTCGAAATACCCGTCGCACTTTGGCACCATTTTGGCACCACTTTTGGCACCAATTTAGCATTACTTACCCGTCGCACCTTTTGCTAACAGTTCCATGCTCGTAGTGATTTGTTGATTCGTGAATTAGGATCTCGAGCTGTTTTCTTGCTCGTTAATTTCTTCTTCATCCCTTTCATTCTAGCACAAAAACTAGCACGTCTTTTGTTACCAACTTTCTTACTAGGAGGTTTTAAATTAGCACCAGTTTTCTTTTTATAATATGCACGACCTTTAGCATTTAATCCGCCTGATGGGTTCTGGTATTTCTTAGCAACCATTAAACTTTCTTTTTCTTTTTCTTCTTAGGAAAACCTGCTTGCATATTCTTATATGCCTTTGCAGATATAGTTGATTTCTTTTTACTTCTAGATGTACCGGCTGCTTTTCTTTTGTTAATATTTCTATATAGTGACATAATATTTCTCCTTACCAATGTCTAATTGTGTTTGAAATAATAGCTATACAAGTAACCACATGAAGTATTACCCATGCTGTTCTTAATATAACTACACTAGTTTTATGATGAGCTTTAAGATTTAAAGCCCTGCACCAACAATCCCAAACGAGGATCATTGCTTATACCTCTGCTGCCTTTTTAAAAACATCAGAAACTCTTTGACAGCGATTGGGTGTCTGCTGATACCACTTGCTGTTTTTACATTCTGCGGAGGCCATTGAATACCTTCCATGTTCTATATGATCTAAAGTTTTTTTAAATGTAAGTAATTTAGGTACACCTAATTGATAAGCCATGTTTGCTATAGCTACTTGTATATCTTCTGGTTGATCTCCATACCAAGGTAAGTTGTTTCTTAATTCTACTAAGAATTGATTAACTGTGCTTTCTAATAATACAGATGCTTGAGCCTCAGTAATCCCAGCTCCGGGAACATCAGGATCTATTAATAATCCATAACCAATCGTTAGTTTATTTTCACTGCATCGATATGGTATGTGTTTACCATCCTGCATCTTGCTGCCCTCTTCTTCTTTAATAACTTCAAGTAGTTTTTTTAACATTAATATTTCCTTTCACTATCATTTCTTCGTAATGTTTTTTGCAGTAATATTTAAATTTAAAATACTCCACAGAATTTTCTTGGCACCAAGAACACCTCTTAAACGCAATAGCTTTTCGCCAAGCCTCATCAAAAGTTCTCATTACTTTTTAAACTGTCCTATAGATTTTAAACCAAAGCTTGCACCGATACTTGCAAGTATTCCCCATGACAACCAGTCAGGGCAATCCTCTCTTAGAAACTTAAATCCATTTTCTATGTAAGGTTGAGCTGCTGGAATAAAACAAGCTATGATTAACAATATAAAACAGATAGTCCATAACTCATCTTTAATACTATCTTTACTTGCATCCATAGCTGATGCTTCCCAGTTCGCATCGCTCTGTACTTTCTTAGTAGTAGCTTCTATTTTTGCAACTGCTAGTTTTTGTTTTGCTTTTGCTTTCTCTGCTCTGTTCTTTAAAAATGTTGTGGCAATATTTCCTATTGGCCCAAGTAATGCTTGTAACATTATTCCTCCTCTACAATTATGGTTGTGTTATTTAAATATTTATCGTCTTTATCTTTTTCATTTTGGGCGATTCCAGGGCCTTCATTGACGCACAGAAAATAATATTTTTCCATTGCTTTAGGATGAAACTGTAAACACTCATGAGATCTTGCTGACTTCATGGTTAACAAGTAAGCCACAAAAATATAAAACACATATATGGTTACTATAGATAGAACAGCTATAAATGAGTATTCCATAAGTTTCTTTCTTTTTTCTTGCTGCTTATAAATCATCTCCTGTCTATCTTTTCTTATCTTTGCCTGCATCTGTAACAATTCTTGCCACGCCGAAGGGCCTAAAGTAAACGAGATATATTCCCGTAATTCTTTTTCCATAGATTGAGCTTTTTTCTTTGCAGCAAAAGCGTTCAATGCTTCTTCTTCTACGCTTGCTCCTACAAATATCTTTTTAAAGATAGGTGGATTTTTAGCTTGCTTATCTGCTTGGTTAATATCAGAAACAGCGCCCATCCATTTACCCATATCACCATACATAGACTCAACATCTTTACCTATCTCAAAGCCTTTTTTAATTGTATTAAATGCAGCAGTAGCAATACCTAATGCTGATATTGGATCTATCATTTTATGCCTATAATGTGTAAAATTACGAACCGTTTAAATGGCTCAGTTTGATTTTGGAGGTACTAAACTACCTCGGTTTTTATGTGTTATTTCTGTACTTTTAGGTTATCAACTTTTTCGTTTAATGCTTTTAGCTGATCTATTATTTGTTTAATATCGTAATGAAAATCTAACTTTAAATCTTTAAGATCTTCTTTAGTAGAATACATTTCTCTTGTATTAACTAAACGCTCTTGTAGCTCTTGGACTTTTCTAACTAACATAGTAAACATATAAGAGAGCATACCTATTATCATAGAAAGTAAACCACTCCAAATTATGTATGGTTCTATGTTCATTAGAAACTTCTCCTCTTCGGAGGTCTACCTCTTTTCTTAGGCTTGCACTTACAAAGCTTACCAAACAATCTCTGTTTAATTTTATCGTATATACGTTTTAACATTTCAATCACCTGTAGTAACTTTTAATATCATAATCGT